GTTCTTTAAAACAGAAACACAAGTAGAGATTTTTAAATCTCAAAATTCACATTATATTTTTGAGTGATTTATGGACTTTTTAAAAGATATTGTAAAAGAAATTGGTGGTGAGTATACACAACTTGCTGCAGATATTGATGAAACTGAAAGATATGTTGATACGGGTTCATACATTTTTAATGCACTGGTTTCAGGTAGCATATTTGGTGGTGTATCTGGGAATAAGATTACTGCTATTGCTGGAGAGTCTAGTACTGGAAAGACTTTTTTCTCTCTCGCTGTGGTTAAGAATTTTCTTGATACTAATCCCGATGGTTACTGTCTCTACTTTGACACTGAGGCTGCTATCACTAAATCTCTTCTAGAAAGTCGTGGAATTGATACTTCTCGTCTTGTGGTTGTCAATGTTGTTACTGTTGAAGAGTTTCGTGGAAAGGCACTCAAAGCAGTAGATCTTTATTTAAAAAAACCTGAAGGAGAACGCAGACCTTGCATGTTTGTGTTAGACTCTTTGGGTATGCTTTCCACTGAGAAAGAGATCACTGATGCACTCAATGATAAGCAAGTTAGGGATATGACCAAATCCCAACTGATCAAAGGTGCTTTCCGTATGCTCACACTCAAGTTGGGTCAGGCAAACATTCCAATGATTGTAACCAACCACACTTATGACGTTATCGGTTCTTACGTTCCTACAAAAGAGATGGGTGGTGGTAGTGGTCTTAAGTATGCTGCTTCTACAATCATCTATCTCTCGAAGAAAAAAGAGAAAGACGGAACAGAAGTCATTGGAAATATTATTAAGGCAAAGACTGCTAAGTCACGTTTGAGTAAGGAGAACCAAGAAGTCAATGTCCGTCTATTTTATGATGAGCGTGGTCTTGACCGCTATTATGGTCTTCTGGAACTCGGGGAACTCGCTGGACTCTGGAAGAATACTGCGGGGCGTTATGAGATTAGTGGTAAGAAAGTTTACGGGAAGGAAATCTTAAAGAATCCAGACCAGTATTTCACTGAAGAAGTAATGCAGCTGCTTGATGCTGCCGCGAAACAAGAATTCTCCTATGGAACGAATTGAGACTACAATTCTCAGAAACCTTGTATTTAATGAAGAATATTCTAGGAAGGTAATTCCCTTTATTCAACCTGATTATTTTGATCAACGGGCAGAGAAAGTTATCTTCCAAGAAATTGTTCATTTTATTGTAAAGTATGGTTCGGCAATTACAACCGAAGCACTTCAAATTGAACTGGAAAATAGAACTGACTTAACTGAAAGTGAAGTCAAGGAAGTGAGAGAGATCAGTTCTTCTCTCACTGATTTTCCAGTTGAAAAGCAGTGGTTACTTGACACTACTGAAAAGTGGTGCCGTGATCGTGCCATTTATTTGGCACTCATGGAATCCATCAATATTGCCGATGGAAATAATGAGAAGAAGAATAGGGATGCGATTCCTTCTATTCTTTCTGACGCACTGGCAGTGTCCTTTGACAATCATATTGGACACGATTATCTGAATGACTATGAAGCACGCTATGAGTCCTATCACAGAAAAGAGGATCGTATCCCGTTTGACCTTGAGTATTTCAACAAAATTACGAAAGGTGGTCTTCCTAATAAGACTCTCAACATCGCTCTTGCTGGGACAGGTGTTGGTAAGTCTCTTTTCATGTGTCATATGGCTAGCGCCTGTCTGCTTAACGGACACAATGTGCTTTACGTTACAATGGAGATGGCAGAGGAGAAAATTGCTGAACGTATTGATGCAAACCTTCTCAATGTCCCAATCCAAGATCTAACCGATCTTCCAAAAACAACCTTTGAGAATAAGGTTACCAAACTCTCCAAAAAGACACAAGGAACTCTGATTATTAAAGAGTATCCAACTGCTTCTGCTCATAGTGGGCACTTTAAAGCACTTCTTAATGAGTTGTCACTCAAGAAGTCTTTCCGCCCAGATATTATCTTTATTGATTACCTTAACATCTGTGCTTCTTCCCGTTATAAGACAAACCTCTCTGTCAACTCATATTCTTACATTAAGGCAATTGCCGAAGAACTTCGTGGACTGGCGGTGGAAGCAAATGTCCCTATCGTATCAGCCACACAAACCACTCGTTCTGGTTATGGTAACTCTGATGTGGAACTGACTGATACTTCTGAATCATTCGGTCTCCCTGCTACTGCTGACCTTATGTTTGCTCTTATTTCCACCGAAGAGTTGGAAGGTCTTGGACAACTCATGGTGAAACAGTTAAAGAATCGCTATAACGATCCAACCATCTACAAGCGTTTTATTGTGGGTATTGATCGTGCCAAAATGCGTCTTTACGATTGTGAGCAGACTGCCCAGAAGGACATACTTGACAGTGGGCAGGATGATGAGTATAATGATTATGAAGACAAGAAACCCAAAAAGTCGTTTGAAGGATTTAAATTTTAATGGAAACCGCTAAACACGTTAATTTTGATAAGTACGCTGAGTTTGTAGATGCTGTAACTTCCGATGCATCTAAGGACTTTCTTGCTCTCTCTGACCGTCTAGTTGCCCTTGATGAAAAGGGTGCAAATATTGAACGTCTTCTGACTGCTGCTGTTGGTATCAATGCCGAAGGTGGTGAGTTTATGGAGATCGTTAAAAAAATGATCTTCCAAGGTAAACCTTTTAATGAAGATAATCGTGAGCATATGATTATCGAACTGGGTGATATTATGTGGTATGTTGCCCAAGCTTGTATGGCACTTGATGTGACTCTTGATGATGTTGTTGCTCGTAATGTGCAAAAACTTCTGAAGCGTTATCCTGAAGGTGCGTTTGATGTTTACTTCTCCGAAAACCGTGCTTCTGATGACCGATGACTAAACAAAAACAAGTGACAATCAAAATGGATGTCAGATCGGCTGCGGCAGTTCGTCAAATTCTTTTTGATTCCCAACAAGGATATACATATAATGAATCAAGTGTTCCTCCTCGAATTTCTGATATTCGTGCAGTGATTCTTGATCTTGATGAAAAAATTAGTTCAATTGTAGAGTAATGGATTTGCTAATGGGTATCTGGGAGAAGCTTCTGTTTCTCCCTTACATCATCGGCATCATGATTGTCGGTGGTCTCGTAAAACAATATGGAGTGCTTAACGAAGTATTCGTGGCACTTCGTAAACTGTTCAAGTCAAATCGTTTAGTTGTTGCTGCTACTGCTTTTGCTGGTGGTGTATTACCCATTGAAGGGCGAGTCGTTATGTCGGCTCCCCTTCTGGATTCCATCGCTAGCGACAAGTCACAATCTCGTTCCAAGTTTGGTATTGTAGATTATCTTTCTACTCACCACTATTACTGGTGGTCGCCACTTGAGAAAACTGTTGTGCTTCCGATGGCAGCACTGGGTCTATCCTATACACAACTTCTGGGATATACTCTCGTTCCTCTTCTCATCACTCTTGGATTTGCTGGAGTATTCATCTTCAAGTATGTCAAAGAAACTGATGTAGAAATCATTCAGGAAACACGCACCTTCAGTTGGAATCGTCTACTGAAAGGTTGGGCACCTATCGTTGCAACGATGTGGTTCCTTGTATGCTATGGTGACCCTGATCTGCCTTACCTCTTCTCTGTGTGGTTTGGTGGTCTTGCTGCTTACTACTCATTCATCTGCAATGATTGGAAGTGGGGTCGTTATATCAACTGGAAGTTTACTGGTCTGGCAGCACTGGTTCTTACCCTTGCTGCTGTGATGGGTGAACTTAAAGAACCTGTAATGGATTATCTTAAGCTGACTGCTGCTCAGGGTGATGCTGCTCTGGTCACTGTTTCAGTGATTGGTTTCCTTGCTTCGTTCGCTATGGGTTCATCTGGCAAGTATGCTGGTATTGTTTCCCTGCTTGCCAAGGCATTTGGTCCTGGCTACTTGACATGGTTCCTCTGTGTGGAATATGCTGGTTATATCATCTCACCGATGCACAAGTGCCTGCTGATTGGTCAGCAATACTTTGGTACTCCTATTAGGACTTACTACAAAGTTCTTGTTGGATTGATTGCTGCTTTGGTTGGATATGGAGCACTCACTTTGGTGTTCTAAATACTTGACCCTTCGGGGTTTTCTTGGGGAATTATCTCAGTTGGTAGAGCGCCTGCTTTGCAAGCAGGATGTCAGCGGTTCGAGTCCGCTATTCTCCATTTTGCCCGTGTACTCCAACGGTAGAGAGGGTGGACTTAGAATCCATACAGTGGAAGTTCGAATCTTCTCACGGGCACTAAATAATTCAAAAATGGCAAGTTCTGGTATTATAAACTTCCAGAGAAACTGGCAAGGAAGTGATCACCAAACTACTGTAAAAAAGACTGTTTCAGTATATCGAAAAGATGATAATGGATCTTTTCAGGCAGCGGGGGCAGTAAATGCTGGAACATCAGTAACTTATATTGATTCATTGACCGAAGATCATTTGAGGGCAGCATTCAGAACTGATGATGGGGAAGTTTTTTATGCAAATGTTGACTACTTTGTAAAACCTGGAAAAGAACGTCAATCGGTATTACTAAGACCTTCTATTTTTGGATTGAGTAATAGAACTTTTTTCTCTGTTACTGATTATTACAATGAACTTGTGAATGCTCTTAATCGCAGAAATGATATTCCTGGCGAGTTATTTGATTATCTTTATGAATTACTTGATTATGTTGATAATGGATATGGTGATTTTAATGGAATAAAGTTTGATGGATTTCCTTGGGGTGAAATTCAAAGTTATTATGCGGAAGTTATAGGACCTATTGCCTGTATAAAAAGAGGAATATTGAGTGGTTTATTAGATACTTCTGGATTGGGTGGTGCAAGCATTTATATACCAGGAGGATCAGAAGCACTCTATGATTATAAATTAGTTTCTGGAAATAAAGAATATTTAATATCTGCAAAATCTGCAAGAGCAGTATCAAACCAAGTTAAACCGCAATTTGTTATCCCATATATTAAAAGTTCAAATTTAATTGCAACAACAGAATATCAAGTATTGCAGTCATTGGCAAATGAAAGAAATAGAAAAGCAGTTATTCAGGGACCATTTTACACCTGGCAAATTATACAGAGTAACGGTGAAATAACTGGTTCATGTATATCTGATATTATTAATAATTACACATCCTCTTCTAAATCAAATACTAAATTAGTTGATCCTAGTATTTGGCAAAATTTTATAAACTTACATCTACCTAGTAAAAAAAGTAAAGCAAATATAAAAAATGTCACCTATGGTGAAATTAGATATGAATGTGAACAACTTATAGAAAGATGGTCAAGATCTGGAACCCAGAATAGGGTATTGAAAGAAATTTTTAATGAATTTTTAAACCAATCCAGAGTAATCTATGTTAAACTGGACTTGAATCAAACAACTGGTCGTCCAATTTTTACTGCATCTGCTGGTGGGGGAACTTCTTTGGTTAGGAATTTGTATCTGAGAACATCAAACTATGCAACAAGAACAGAAGACAGAATTGGTTTCCAGGTAAGTTAAATGGAAGAATACATTAACCCGCTCATTAAAAGTTTTAAAGGTAAAGACTTTAAAGATTTTGTGCTGTATGTTTTTACTTCTATGGAGAAAGAAATTAATTCTAAGAAGAAAAAACCAGATAAGGATAAATATATAAAGATTAGACAAAGTGTCTTAAATTACATTATTGCGAACGAAAGAGCAATAGTTACCGAACTTAAAAAGAAGAACCGTAAGTAATGAAAAGTTTTTTCCAGTTTTTATCCGAATCTACTGCATCTCAACAAGCAGCAAGACTTGGATTACAGGGTGATGGGCACGGAGGGTGGTATGATAGAACTACTGGTGAGTTTGTAGCAAAGACTGAAAAGGGTAGATTAAAGTTCTACAATAAGCGTCAGTCTGTTGGTAAAGATCCTGCCCAAACAGAAACAGAAAAAAATATTTCAGATCCAAACTTTGTTGATCCTGCATTGCAGCAACAGCAAGAACCTGCACCACAACCAGTTGCTCAACAGGAAGCACCCCCAGTTAATTTCTTACCAGTAGAAAAAACAAAAGGAACTCTTACAATTGCTTTTGGCAGATTCAATCCTCCGCATTTGGGTCACCTCCAATTGATGGATACTGCTGCTGCTTCTGCGGAACAGGAGGGTAGTGATTATATGATTGTTCCTTCTCGTAGTCAGGACAAGAAAAAGAATCCACTTGATGCTGATACAAAAGTTGCATTGATGAGATCTATGTTCCCTCAACATAGTGAAAGAATTATGAATGATGCAAATACCAGAACTATTTTTGATGTCCTCAAAAAAGCACATAATGATGGATATACAAATGTAAGAATTGTTGGTGGTGCTGATAGAGTTAATGAGTTTAATAAACTTGCCAACAATTACAATGGCAACCTTTATGCCTTTGATAATATTGATGTAGTCTCTGCTGGTGATCGTGATCCAGATTCTGATGGTGTAGAAGGTCTTTCAGCATCACGAATGAGACTTGCTGCTGCCGAAGGAGACTTTAAAACTTTCCGTCTAGGTATGCCACCAGAAATGAGACCAAAGGATGCAAGAGCAGTTTTTGATACTGTCCGTGCTGCAATGGGAATTCAGGATCAAGTTGCAGAGGTATGGGAGATTGCTCCTAAGTTTGATCAGAAGACTCTTCGTGAAAATTATGTTAGAGAAACAATCTTTAACATTGGTCAATTGGTTGAGAATCTAAACACGGGATTGATTGGTCGTATTATTCGTAGAGGAACCAATTATCTTATTTGTGTCACAGAAGATCATATTATGTTTAAGTCTTGGATTAAAGATGTAATGGAAGCAAAACTTACGAATAGAAGTGGCGTTCCCGCTGAAAAAAGACTTGTTGGAACAGACGCTCATCGTAGATATGTTGAGAGTATGGTTCCCGGACACACTTGGGGAATACAATTCATAAATAAGTATAGAAAAAAGTAAGTAATCGATCTTTCTCCAATGAGTAACAATATTTTTGAGGAACTTCCATCTAGAAAGGATGGTGCTGCAAAACCTATGGGAGATGCTGCTGCTTCTATTGAAAAGAAGGCAAGGCAACTTGTTTATGATTCTAGATATGAAGTGAAAAAAATGCTGGCAGGCAAAAAGGCAGATGCTGCTACTCAGGAAAGAATGGTTCTTGAAAGAATTGCAAAGTCAACATCAATTCCTGCGGTAAAGGCAAGAGCAAGACAGATGGTATCAAAGAAAGCTGCTGTTGCGGAAGATTTTATCCCATCCATTGAAGATGCTGCTTCTGATAACATTGCAAAGGCAATGTTTAAAGTTTTTGTTGAGGGTATTGAGGAAGTTATTCCTGATTACTTGGAAGAGTTAAATGCTTCCGATGATAAGAAATATAAGATTAGAGTTACTGATCCTAAGACTGGTAACTCTTATGTAAGATATGGAACTCGTGAAAAGATTACTCAACTCAGATCAAAAGGTCTAAAAGTTGAGTTAACAGAGTATGGTGAACCAAGAGAGGGTGAAAGAAAGAGGGGCGAAGAAACTGCTCGTGCAACTGGTGGCGGAGGAAGAAAAAAATCAAGAGGTCTTGATCCAGTTGGAAAGGAAGACAGTGATCCAGATAATGATGGAAAACACAATGATCCAAATGATAAGTATATTATGAAGCGTCGTGCTGCTATCGGTGCTGCGATTGCTTCTAGAAATGAGGATTATCTTTGGACAGAAGGTACTGATAGTACCGAAGGAAAGAATACTAGAAAGATTGGTGGTGGACCTGTTGACAACTATGCTTCTGGTGTAGTTAAAGTTTCTCCCGAAGATGGTACTCAGGGACAGGGTGGACCTAAGAATGTTTATGCCCACACCGAAGTTGAAGGTGAACTAATTGTAGAAAAGGCAAAGAGTAAAGCACAGCAACGCTTTATGGGAATGGTTTATGCTGTTAAAAAAGGTAAAAAAGCAATGTCACCAGAAGTAGCAGCAGCTGCTGAGGGTATGACTAAGAAGGAGGCAAAGAAATATGCCAAAACCAAGCATAAAGGTCTTCCTGAAAAAGTAGCAGAAGAATGTGGGTGTGAGGATGAAAACAAGAAAGATACTCGTGGTGATTATGCAAAGATCAACTTGATCAAGAATAAGTTGAGATCAATGGGTGCTAAGAATCCTATTGTAATGGTTGCTAATGAGAATGTAATGAAAGGTGCTCTTCTTCCAGGTGAAGGAAGACCAACATATC